CGACCCAGCTTAAGTTGCTGGCTTGAATAAAGTGACCCGCGCCAAAACGCTTGTTTGTGAGCAGGTCATAGAAAATGCAGACCGGACATGTCGTCCACACTGCAGGACCCAAGTTTCCGTTGAAGTTTCCAATAAACTCCAAGCTGCCATTATCTCTTGGGACGGCATTGTGAGGTACGCGAACTTTTTTACCCCGCACCAAATAAGCCCGAGTCGGCAAAGACGGAAACTCTTCCGTCGATATGCTCATTCCTACACAAGCAGAATACGGATACGCCGTTCTGATGTTGAAATTTTCAATAAGTGAAGTCCAGAAAAAGGCGTTGCCGCGTCCTTGCGCTAGCGGCGTCCGCTTGTCTACTTCTTCAAACTCATCCCAAGTGGCTCTAAAAATATCTTGATCAATGTCGCCAGCATCAGACTTTTTATGCGAAA